ATCATGGCAAAAGCCAAATCCAGAGCAGCACAGATTAGAAATTATCTTGAAAAGAATCCGTACGTTAAGGCTATTGACGTAGCCAAACATCTTGGTGTACCGGCACACGCTGTGTACAGCGTGCGTTGGGCGATGAAGCAAGAAGTGCCTGTAGAAGTTGCTGCCCCCGTCGAGGTCAACACCGAAGAGGTCAACACCGAAGAAGTTAGCGCCCAAGTCTCTGGCACTGCACGAGTTAACACAGCACAAATAGACATGGTGGATTGGTTCGTTAACAAGTTTGGGCTGAACTACAACTTAGGCAATGCAGTTAAGTACATAGCTTTTAACGACATTGCAATGGCTAAAAGATATTTAGAACGAGCCGCATAGCCAATACAAACTCTGACCCTAACATTGTTAGGCTTGACCGCACCCCACAAAGGTGCGGTTTTTTTTGTTTTTGACATTGTCAAAAGTTATGATATAATTCAATTTTTAGTGGAGGCTTGCATGTATAAGCAACAGGTAATACTTATGGACTACAACAACACTATGGGCAGTGAGTTGAAATGCCCTACGTGTAACGAAGCGTACTTACACCAACGCAACATAACGGTGTTCCAACGGTATGAAGACCAAGATAAAACAATTGTGATGCAGCAGTGTGAAGACGATATGGTTGTTACAACTTTCCCATCGGGAGATACGTGTAACCCTAGCCCTAGAAGGCATGGGCTTTTAATTGAGTTTCAATGTGAACACTGTCACTACACACATATAGATGGTGAAGGTGATGAGCACCCTTCAGAACCGTTGTACCGACTAGCTATATACCAACATAAAGGCACTACTTACGTGGAGTGGCAACTTGGTTAAAACACCTGAAGCAAAAGTTAAGGACAAAATAAAAAAGATACTGAAAGACAACGGCGTGTACTACGTCATGCCGATTGGTTCGGGCTATGGCAAGGGGGGAGTGCCTGACTTTGTTTGTTGTTACAAGGGGTTCTTTGTGGGCATCGAAGCAAAGACAGTCGGCAACCTGCCTACGCTTTTGCAACACAACAACTTAACAGAAATCATAAATGCTGGTGGCGTGAGCATAGTGATTAACGAAAACAATTTAGATTCTATTAACGGGTGGCTAAGAATACTGGATGCCAAAGCACAATGAACATCATCACTATAGACTTTGAAACGTACTACGACAAAGACTACAGCTTGTCGAAGATGACTACGGAAGAATACATTAGGGACGAACGGTTTGAAGTGATTGGCGTATCAGTAAAGGTAGCTGATGCCGAGCCTGTCTGGTTCAGTGGGGGGACAGAAGAATCGCACCAGTTCCTGAAAAGCTTTAGCTTAGAGAAGCACTTGGTGCTAGCTCACAACGCGATGTTTGACGGAGCCATCCTTTCTTGGGTGTACGGAATTAAGCCAAAGGCATTCTTTGACACACTGTGCATGGGCCGAGCCTTGCATGGAACAGAAGTTGGAGGTAGCCTCGCGGTGCTAGCTTCCCATTACGGGGTTGGCAAAAAAGGCGACGAGGTAGTTCATGCGCTCGGCAAACACAGACTTGATTTTGATCCTGTTGATCTTGATCGGTACGGTGCTTATTGCTCCAACGACGTTGCTCTTACTTACGATTTGTTTCGGTTGATGAGTGAAGGCTTTCCTTGGTCGGAGCTTAAGCTTATTGATATAACCCTAAAGATGTTTACCGACCCTGTGTTATTACTGGATCGGCACATACTTGTAAATATTTTAGACTCCGCTAAAAAAGCAAAAGCTTCACTGCTTGAGGCTTCGGGCTACTCACGCGAAGACTTGATGAGTAATGACCGACTAGCTAACGTGCTGCGAGAACACGGTGTCAATCCACCAACAAAAATCAGCCCAACCACAGGCAAGGAAACTTATGCGTTTGCAAAGAACGACGAAGAGTTTTTGGAGTTGCAAGAACATCCATCGATTGCCGTACAGACTATCGTTACCGCTAGGCTTGGTGTTAAGTCTACGTTAACTGAGACAAGAACCGAACGGCTGCTTGGTATTGCAAACCGTGGCAAGCTGCCCGTACCCCTACGATATTACGCCGCACACACAGGGCGTTGGGGCGGTGATGACAAATTGAATCTGCAAAATCTTCCAAGAGGCTCGTCGCTTAAACACGCAATCATGGCACCACCTGAGTACGTCATTATTGACTCTGACTCTTCACAGATTGAAGCCCGCACCTTGGCATGGCTTGCCGAACAGAACGACTTGGTGTCAGCTTTTGAAAAAGGCGAAGATGTTTATAGCATCATGGCCTCGGCTATCTATAGCAAACCTGTTGAAGACATAACGAAAGACGAACGGTTTGTAGGTAAGACCACAATCCTTGGTTCAGGTTATGGCATGGGCGCAGCGAAGTTCTTAAAGCAATTACAAAACTTTAGTGTAGCCATTGAGTTGAATGAAGCCAAGCGCATTATTGATACGTACAGAACGACTTACGATTGGATACCTAACCTTTGGAATCAAGCAAACCGCGCACTGGATGCCATGTATGCCGACATGAGTGAACAGCTAGGCCGAGTGGGTGTGCTTCAGGTTGAGGGGCGCAAAGGCATACGACTGCCAAACGGGTTGTATTTGAAGTACCCCAACTTGCGTAAGACTAACGATGGTTATGTGTACGACACAAAGCGGGGTAAAGCGATGATCCCTACCAAGATATACGGAGGTAAGCTAGTTGAAAACGTGTGCCAAGCATTAGCTCGAATTATTATTGGTGAGCAGATGCTAATTATTGCTAGAAAGTATCGAGTGGTTATGACTGTGCATGATGCGATTGCATGTGTAGTGCCAAAATCTGAAGCTGAGACTGCTAAAGAATTTGTAGAAATATGTATGCGGTTACGCCCTGATTGGGCTCTTGATTTGCCGTTAAATTGTGAAGCGGGATACGGCGTTACTTATGGGAGTTGTTAAATGGAGAATGTTATGGAAGATATAAGCGCACACCTTCAACGCGCTCACATGGAACTAAAGAAGTGTTACGACAACGTCAATGACAACAACAAAAAAGATGCGCTGGCTAGCGCGGAAGAAGCTCTTTTCCACGTACGTTGCTGCATCCTCTGGTTAAAGGAGAGACTCGATGCACCTAACTAAAGAAGAACAAAAAGCTTTGGCTTTTGTTAAAAATAAGGGAACACCTGTTAGCTCAAGGCAATATGGTGTGCATTTAAAAAAAGATTCTAAAGTAGCGAGTCGGGTTTTTGGCGCGTTAATTAGAAAAGGCAAACTTAAGTTTATTTCGCAAACAGATGATGACGGTATCACTCGTCACTATTACTTTGTTCCTGGTACGAAAGCAGTTGAAGTAGAAAAACCAAAGGTAGAAGAACCGAAGCCTGTGGTGGAAGTAGTTAAGGCAGAAGAACCGAAGCCTGTTGAGGAATTAAAGCCAAGCCCACTTAAAGATGTGTACGACGAGAATCACTACGAACATAACATGAAGCTGCTGGCTAAATCGTTTTTTAACTACATTGAAAAAGATCTTAAGCTCAAAGTAGCAGTGGCTCCTGCGCCTAAAGAAAAAGAAGAAAAAGAAAATAAAGACCCAGACGCCCCAAAGTTAAGTAAAGAAGAGAAGAAGGAGTTAGAGCAACGAAAAAAGATTGAGCGCGATAAGGTAGCAAGGCGGGAACACTTACGCGCAATGTTAAATACTTGGTTTCCCGCATGGGCGCACATTCAAAGTTTGCGCTTTACTAATCCTACAGGACGAGCAAGAACACACGCAGAACTTCAACACGCACTACAAACGGGGGTTTTATGAGTGATTGGAAGAAAGCCCTGTACGGGAACATGACTGATGAAGAAATAGAACAGATGCACAGGGAATTTGCAGAGGCTGAGGAATACGAGGAAAACCTGCGCGATGACTTTGCCAAAGCTGCTATCACAGGAATACTTGCAGGGCGTTGGGGGCAGATGCCCAATAGAAAACCGGAGGAGGCGTTCGCCGATTTCGCTTACCGTGTAGCAGATGCCATGCTCAAAAGGAGAGACCAAAATGTCGATAATGAGTCAGAATAAATTAGCAGCCCCATCAAAGAAGCAAGGCAAAGACATCAGGGATATGACCCCCGAAGAATTACGTAAGTTTAGAGAATGGTTGGCCAAGCAAGAAAAAGAACAAACAGTTCCCCAACCTATCTTTTATTTACGGGGGGTGCCTTATCTTCCTATGCACTTGGGAGAAAAAGAAGGTGGTAAGCATCGTTGGGTTAGCCCTGGTGATAAACAGAATAGAAAAGTTTATACAACAACTGAACTTACTGAAGCTGGCGCTAATCTAAAAGTCACTATGTTATGGAAAAGATCATGGACTGAGGAGGTCAAAGGGTGGAAGATACTTTGATATGGGGGTTTGGGTTTCTGTCTGGTTTTGTGGTTGGCGTGATCAGAGGCAGACGAAGCATTGTGCGCGAGGCGCAAGCGTTAGTGGCTGAAGCCATTATGCAAATACGAGAGGGGCACAAGGTATGAATGACAACGTCAATCACCCAAAACATTACACAAACCATCCGTCAGGGGTGGAAGCTATTGAGATCACCGAGCACTTCAACTTCAATAAAGGTAACGCTATTAAATATATATGGCGCAGTGCCGACAAAGGTAAAGAAGTTGAGGATCTACGCAAAGCACGTTGGTATATCGACCGTGAGATTGCCAGACTGTTGAACGATAAAGAACTACCCTTCATGAAGAGGAGTGACGAATGAGCCCTGCGTATAAGTTCGCCATGCTAGCCGCATGGCTTGAGGGCTACGCTGAAGGTCTGCCTGACAATTGCACCAACGAGAAGTTCAAGCTTAAGGAAGCTGCTGAGTTGTTAATGGAAGTCTACGAACAGCGTGTTAAGAGTAATGATGAGTGGCGAAACAGAGAAAAGGATAGAGCATGAGCGGCGACCACAATCAGTACCAGAAACCATATTCCTACTTAGATTTTGAATGCCCGAGATGCGGGCACTGCTGCCAACAAGAGCACACGAAAGGGAAATACATGAGCAAGAAAGGATTGTTTGACGACATACCCATTAGTAGCCCTGACAGAGATAAAGCGTGGGCAGCTTTAATCAAGCGAAGAGATGTTAAAGCCATGATGAAAGGCAAAGAAGATTTCAAATTCCCCGCCGATGGCTCATATGATCTGTGGTGTATCGCTTGGGAGAAGGCTTGGCGTGAAGGTTTTTATGATGGTTGGAAAGAAGCAGGAGGAAAAATCCGTGAGCCCTGATACAAAAGTTAGAATCAAACCGACAGGGAAAATAGGCTTCATTATCAAAGAAGAAGATGGTATGGTATGGCTTCGAGTTCCTAGAACCGATTGGCCTTTTCCCGACTACGTGTGCGCTCCAAGAAATCAACTAGCTATCGTACGGGAAAAGAAAGAACCCCCTACGTTAGAGGAAGCACCATTTTGAACATTGCATGGTCATACAGCAGTCTTAAAACATTTCAAGACTGCCCAAAGAAATACTACCACCTGAAGGTAGCTAAAGACTTTGTAGACAAACCAACCAAAGCAACTTTGTACGGCAACGAGCTGCACAAGGCAGCAGAAGAATTTGTAAAGAACGGCACTCCCATACCTGCTAAGTTTGACGACATTCACATTAAACCTACGTTGGAAGGGCTTATGCAGTTAGAGGGTGAGCGGTTCTGCGAATACCGCATGGGGCTGACCAAAGATTTAGAACCGTGCGGGTTTT